GTTCCTATAGGAGTTGATTCAGAAATAGATATTGCAACTCTTACGTTTACCATTCCAATTTATATTTCGCCGCCTACAAAAGTTAAGAAAATGGGCGTTATTACAAACATTATTACAAGTATGTTTGACGAACAAAGAGGAACAATAGAAGACGGCGTAAGTGCACCAGAAAACAATGCATATTCAGACTTTTTGCCAGGCATGACGGGTAACGATACAAACAGGAAAGCAGAGACTGCTGTAGCAAATGAAATGGCAAATGTCAATTATAAACAATATGGAGTTTATCTAAGTTCGGGTACTGCACAATTATACGGTAATGGTGTAATAGGTGTAAGAAACTGGGAAGAGATTTTCGAGGTATTACCGGGAACATATCAAGCAGATGTAAGTAGAATTTACTTTACTAATGCAGAAAATAGCAGTACTATAACTGGTACTTTTGCAATTAATCCGTTTGACGACAAAAAAATAGAAATTAATTTTGATACTGATAGTTTTCCTTCAGACACTATTATACAAGGCAGAACTACAATAGACTATATTATAAATCCTACTGGATTTAATCCAACAGATATCAAAGTTGCAGGGTTACGACTCTTGTTATTAGATGCAATAGGCACAGATCTAGATAATGTAGGCGCTAGTGCTTGGAAAAATTTAGACAACACTAACCTAGTTGCAGATATTAATGATATAGTAGAATGGGATGGAAGTAAATGGAGCATTGTTTTTGATGCAAGTGAAACCACCACAACCACCTATACAACAAATTTAAATACAAGTGTGCAATATAGATTTAAAGATGGAGAATGGTTATTGAGCATCGATGGTGATTATCCAATTGGCACATGGAGGATAGATCTAGCAGGATAATTATTAGTATGACAAAGATTACATGTAGTGGTGCATTATTTTATACACTCGATACTAATAGATTTTTATTTCTCCATAGAGCACACGGCAAAAGAAATAATTTGTGGGGACTTGTAGGAGGTACCAACGAAGGACAAGAAACACCCTGGGAAGGACTACAACGAGAAATTGAGGAAGAATTAGGATTCTTACCAGAAATAAAAAAAACTTTACCTCTAGAAAGTTTTATTTCATCAGACAATAAATTTTATTTTCACACATACTTATGTGTAGTAAAAGAAGAATTTATTCCTAAATTAAATAATGAACACGACGGTTACGCATGGTGCTCGTTTACAAAATGGCCTAAACCGTTACATCATGGTTTACGTAATACCCTTCAAAGTAAAGTTAATTTATCTAAATTAGAAACAGTTTTCCAAACTATAAATTTACTTGACACATAATCTAAAATAAAGTATAATAAGAGTATGAAAGTCTTAGTTATTGGTGATGTTATTATTGACAAATATATCTATGGAACAAGCACACGCTTGAGTCCAGAAGCACCTGTTCCTGTAGTAAGTCAAGAACACATAGTAGAAACTATAGGCGGTGCAGGACTAGTTTATGAAAATTTAAAAAGCCTAGGTGTTGATGTAACATTATACGAATATGATCAACCTAAAAGCGTCAAGACTCGTGTAATGTGCGATGGGCATTATGTTACTCGTATAGACAACGACTATCATGCAAATGGCGATAAAATACTAGATGATATTCTTAGTAAAGATTTTCAATGGTATAATTATGTTATACTAAGTGATTATGCTAAAGGTGTCTTAGACCAATCTTTAAAAATTATTGAGCATATAAACAAGCATGGATGCAAAGTAATTGTAGATCCTAAAACACACGCACATCATTACAAAGGTGCTTGGCTAGTTAAACCTAATGCTAAAGAATTCCAAGAATACTTTATAAACTGGCAAGGTAACATTATTACTACGCAAGCAAGCGATAATGTAATTGCTAAAATAGATAACCAAGTTTATGATATTCCTGTAGAGCCTGTTGAAGTGTCAGATGTTACAGGTGCAGGTGATTGCTTCTTGGCAGCGTTTGTATATGGGTTAACTAGAGGATATGGTTATAAAAAATCATTAGAACTAGCAGTTAAAGGATCTAGAAAAAGTGTTCAACAAGTTGGTACATATATTTTACAGCAAAAAGATCTAGAAGAACGTGTTATTTTTACCAACGGTGTGTTTGACATACTTCACAAAGGACATTTTGAATTACTAAATGAAGCACGTAGTTTAGGTGACAGACTCATAGTAGGTATTAATTCAGATGCTAGTGTAAAAAGATTAAAAGGCGAAACAAGACCAGTTAATGATGTAACTAAACGTATAGCGCAGTTAGAAATGTTACCTTGGATTGATGAAGTTGTAGTATTTGAACAAGATACTCCGTATGAATTAATTAAACAAATTAAACCGCACGTAATTGTAAAAGGCGGTGATTATACAGTAGAACAAGTTGTTGGCAATGATCTAGCAGAAGTACACCTAGTACAAACTGTTGAAGGATATTCTACCACAAAGATAATAGAGGCAGCCCTATGAAAATATTAGTAACAGGCTACAAGGGATTTATAGGTGCAAATGTAGCACAATATTTACAGTCACAAGGACACGAAGTAGAAGGATGGGACTATGTACCTAATGCTATTCCTGATCCTGAAGGATTTGATTGGGTCGTACATCTTGGTGCAAATAGCTCAACTACAGAGACTAATGTTGAACTAATTTTAGAACAAAATTTAGAAATGAGCACTAGACTTGTACAAGCCTGTGGCCATTTTGGTGTAAACTTACAGTACGCATCTAGTGCAAGTGTTTATGGTGACTGGCGTCCTACACATTTTAAGGAAGACGGTCCTTTATTACCTAAGTCGCCATATGCATGGTCAAAGTATTTGTTTGACAGATTTATAAATCAATACAAAGATGAATTTGATATTACTTTACAAGGATTTAGATACTTTAATGTATATGGACAGTATAACGAAAAACAAAAAGGTAATATGGCTAGCCCATTTACTAAATTTACACGTCAAGCACAAGAAAAAGGCTATATAGAATTATTTAGAGGTTCAGAAAATTATCTAAGAGATTTTGTCTGTGTTGAAGACGTGTGCCGTGTACACGAAAAAATGTTTGATGTTAAAGAATCAGGTATTTGGAATGTAGGCACAGGTCGTGCAGTAAGTTTTTATACTGTAGCAGACTGTATTTCATCTAAATACGGAGCAGCAATTAGTTTAATAGATATGCCAGAAAATTTAAAAGGTCAATACCAAGAATTTACCTGTGCAGATTTGACAAAGCTAAACAATACTATAGACATGGAATGGACTAATATAGAGGATTATATCAATGCAGCAGAATGAAAAACCTACTAGACTTGAAGGAGTAGTGCCAAAAGGATGGGGTTACGAATTAATTTGGGCCACTAATGAAAAATATTGTGGCAAGATCATGGTATTCGAAAAAGCTGGTGCAAAATTTTCAATGCATTTTCATAGAGAAAAAGAAGAAACATGGTTTGTAAATTCGGGCAAATTTAAAGTGCGGTGGATTGATACTGCAAACGCACAAATGCATGAAAAAGAATTAGCAGAAGGCGAAACATGGCATAATCCTCCTTTACAACCTCATCAACTAGAATGTTTAGTTGCAGGTTCTAGTATTACAGAAGTTAGTACAGCTGACAGCGTAGAAGACAATTATAGAGTTTTTCCAGGGGATAGTCAGAATGACAGTACCACAACCTAAAGTACTTTGGAGCAGCGATGTTTCTCAGATGGCACAGAATTTTGATAAAAAATGTGTTATTGGGTTAGATAGAGACGGTGTACTTAATATAGATCGCGGAACTTACACTGTAAAGCCAGAAGACTTTGAACCTATAAAAGGAAGTTTAGAAGCAGTTGCAAAACTACGACAACTAGGACACAAAATTGTTATCATAACAAATCAAGGTGGAATAGAACATGGTCTTTTTACAGAAGAAGATGTTGATAAATTACACAACTACATGTTTGAATTATTAGGAAAAGCAGGTTGTCCTAGTATAAATGCTCTTTACTACAGTGCAAGCAGTGCAAAAAATGATATGTACGCTAAACCTAATACTGGCATGTTTAAACGGTGTGAAAAAGAAAATCCTGATATAAAGTTTTCTAAAGGCTATTATGTAGGAGATAAAATTTCTGATTTAAAAGCAGCCTTAAAAATGAATTCTAAACCTATCCTAGTAAGAACAGGCTATGGCAAAGAAACAGAAAAACTATTGAACAAGAGATTTACATACAAGAAGATAAAAAAGGCTACAAGAGTTTTTGACGATCTTGCTGCCTTTGTAGACTGGTTAGAAGCACAAAATTAGGCCTGCGCTTCGCCCCAGTTTAGAATTACGTTTGCACTTGATGCTGCTCCGCTAACTTTATACACATTTACAGCTAACACGTCAGGACCATTTGGATATGTTCCGCGCCCGCCTAGTGGAGTATTTGTTAGTTCTTTCAATTCACTAAAGTCAACTGTTGCACGTTCACCTGGTTGAGCAATGAACGAGAAAATTGTTTCTCCAGGTTCTGCATATGGAGATTGTTGGAATGTAAATTCAACTGTTGTTGTTCCAGGAGTAATTGTTGCAGTGTATTGACTTGTAAATGTTACTTCATAATAATTTGTGCTAAAATATGTTTTTTCTTGGATAGTGTTTACCTGTGTGTTCGCCGAACTAAAATTATTATCAGTAGTTGTAGTTCCTGCTGTAATATTTGCTGATTCCCATGATGCTTCTTGGAATAATATTGTTGAAGTATTTGATGTTCTATATCTTCTTTCTACAGTTGCAGATGCATTAGAATTATTGTTACCTGAACCATCATTGTTAAGTTCTATCCATCTATAGTCTGTTCCAT